TTATTGCGAACAAGACACGTATCGGTCTAGGTCGAGATTCATTGACGATCTTCTTACCTTAAATAAATTCGATATTAGACTTCCGTCTATTATTAGGAACTTTTTAATTGATGGTTGCGGCCTCTTTTACTTTCGCCCTGACCCTAAGTTAAAGTATCAAATTTATTTTTTCCCCAAGGATCAGTATCGTGTGTATCACGATGTAAATGGGAATATTGAAGAAGTTGTTATTATTTATAAATATAAAGTTCGTAACTCCAATCTTGGATTACCTTCTGAAATCTCAGGTCTGAACGAAAGGTACGTCCGGATTTCTATAACAGATTCAAAGATTGCCGAATTTGAATCCAACACAGAACTTAGTTTTGATTTAGAACCCGGCGGTGTGATGACTGCCAATAATTCCAGGGAAAACACCCTAGGTTTTATTCCCGCCGTGGAGGTTTTAAACAAACCTGACAGTAGCGGCACCTCTGGTGAAGGTGAGTTTGAACCTTTTATGGAGCAGATTGTTTTACACGATACGCTTATTTCTAATATTGCTAAAAATATCGAGTTCTTTGGTAATCCGACTCTGATCAGTTCCCGCCCACGTAGTGATCTGGTCGAAGCTAGTGATTCTGATCGCACCTTCCGTCCGACCATCAGTAGCCAGAGTGGGTTTGGTGGTAGGGACACTCCCTCAACTCGTGTTAGTGAACCTTTTGGTTCGCATGGGATGATCGGCGGTTTGCGTGTTCCTCGGATTATTGCAAATGTCGAACCTTCCGATCGGGTTGGTTACATGACACCAGACCCCGTTAACGGGGATATGAATCGTTGGGCACTTCTTCTTCGGGAAGAACTTCGTACAGCTCTTGGCGGTGTGGATGAGATTTCGGTTTCTGCCGGGGCTACTGCGACAGAAATTAAAGGTCTTATGGGTCGGGCTCAGGCCACGGCTCTTAGAAAAAATAAAAGTTTCCTTACTTATGGTTTCTGTAAGTTACTGGAAATGGTGTTGTTCCACCAAGAACAGATGTTTAAAAAGAGCTTTGCTCTAGTTATTAAGCTTAAACCAGTAAAACCTGCTGCTGACGGTTCTGCAGAGGAAGCCACTAGGTTCTCATCAGATCAACGAAAGTTTGATGCAAAGCTGGATCAGTTGATGCGGGAGGCTTTATCCACGTCTTCCGTTCCTGAAGGTGTGTTTGGTCTACCTCCTGATGGAGATCGAACAGTTACGTATCGGTATCAAGGGGATGTTTATGAGGATACCGCATATGATATAAACCAAAAATCTATTGTTGTTCGGAACTTACAAGAGCTAGGTGTTGACAGCGTGGAAGCGTTGCGATACCTGTTCCCAGATAAGACCGACACTGAACGTGAGGAAATGCTAAAAGGATTTCCTTTTAGAATGATTCAACAAACTCAAAGCGCATTCCAACAATTTTTAGTATTATTATCACAGATGTTGCAAACGCCACATCCACTTGCTCCGGATCAGCCACTAGGTGCAGATCCAAGATTAAATTTGACGCCCTTGTTATATAGGACGTTCGACCACCTTGCGCAAGAACTAACCTACTCGGGTAGCTATGAGCCAGCAGATCCAAGCTTCAATCCCGAGCCCGGTAGCCCCGGCGGTAGCAGCCCCCCAGGCGGCGCCCTCGGACCAGGGCTCAACCGCCTACCCCCAGTGGGTGGCGCAAACCAGTACCCCGGCGGTAGCTTCGGTACCTACGCTCCAAGCGCCGTCGCAGGCGCAACAGGGTACGGGCCTTTCTACCAGCAACCAGTACAACCAGTATCCGTCCGCGTCCTCCCCGTCGAATCCGTGGGAAGCAGCGATGGGCAGCCTGGAGCGGGTGGTCTCACGAATGTCCCCCTTCCCCAGCCAAACAGCACAGTCTCCGCAGTACCAAACAACGGCGCAGGCTACTCCTCAGTACAGTCCGAATTTACAGGGCCAACCCTGGGCTTATCAAGCCCCTACGGCAGCGCCGACCTACTCCAACAACGCATCTACGACCCAAACTTCCTCACCGACTTCTACGGTAGGACAACAAACCCCCCAGCTAAGCGCCGCAACCGTTCAGGTCGTTAACCACTTCGGTATCGAAGCTCCTGGGATTCTGAACCAATATTCCGTAACTCTGGAAGATGCTCTGATCGCTCAAAATGAGCGGATGGAAGCCATCGCTGCCCGTGGTTCTGCCATGGAGCATATCTTGACCGATCCGGATCAGTTGGCCGACTACACAAATCGCTTCTTCACCGAAGTGTACCCTGTGGACGCCGACGAGACCTCCTACCAGCCTCAAGCGGGTTACCAACCCCGTTATGACATGCCTGCCGTTCCTGCCTCTGCTGGCGGCCCTGTGCGTCAAGATCCCGGCACTCAGTGGGAAGGTTTCTCCAACACCATGAATCAAAACCCCGAACAGGCGTGGCGATTCTTGAGCCAAATGAGCCCTGACGCTTTCCGTCAGAAGCTCCTGTTCCTGGATGCTGCTTGATAGCTTCCGTTGAATGAAAAATAAACCCTAGTTCGCTTAAAACACGAATTAGGGTTATTTTTTTATACCGCAACTTGCAAGTTTTTTTATGGCTCCCTTTAAATCAGAAGCTCAACGTAAACTTTTTTACGCAAAAGCCGAACGTGGAGAGATTCCTGAGTCTACCGTCCGGGAATATGAGCACGAAACCCACGGGAATCTACCTGAACACGTCAAAGCAAAAAAGAAAGCCCAGAAGTATACTGAAAATAAAGGATCCTGATCATGGTTCAACATATAGGACACTCTCGGCGTCGTTCCGAGCCTAATTCTCCAGAGCTTATTGCTCAAATTGAAGCATTGCAAGCCGAATTAGCTGCATTTAAGAACGAATATCAAACCGATATGACAAATGTTGCTTTAGATATGGCTAAAATTGATGAAAAAGCAACTCCACCTGTTGCTTAATTTGCTGTAAGTATAATTTAAGTAGCCCTAAGCACGAATCTCGTGGGTTACATTTCGCTGGTCAATTATAAGTACGACACAGGTCCACACCAGCTTCAAGGTGGACCAAATCATACAGATGATAATCTTTTACTTACTCAAAAATATCTAGTAGTTTCTAGTGGGTACATTGATTCATTAGGAAATCAAATTTCTTGGTACGGAGTTAATGACGTAGGCAACGATTATGGGCGTCCTGTTATTGGACCTCCTAATTCTGGTGCTTATGTAGTAGATGCTTGGCGAGCTGTACCTACTGCTGTCTCTGGCTTTTGGTCTGACTACGATTATAAATATTATTCACCTAGTGGTGAACTGAGCATATATAACGGTTTCCGTGGATACACCACCCAGACGATTGCAAATGCAAAAGTTTTAACTTCTTATAACCCGCAATACGGTGTGCGGGATATGGGAGCCTATACCTATTACGGCGGGTACGCACCTTCGACCCAAACATACGATCCCTATAACACACCTGCTTCTTTAACTACTTCGGAAGGTACTACGGGTGGCGGTGTTAGTCACCCACGTCACATGGGTGCTCTGTTAACTACAGAAGCTGTTGCAGGAGCAACTACAGGATCTCGTACCGAGTGGGTATATAATCCTCCGGTTTACTGTCAGACTTTTACCGAAAGTTACTATACGGGTATTCCCGGTTTTATGGGCGCTCCGACTCACTACATGTATCGAGGTAAGTCCTCTAGGTATGCTTTTAACCTAGGTTCTATTTATGGCGTGGGTGGTGAGGGTATTCGCGCTCTTCCTCATCGGTTTAGCCCTTCAGTCAATAGTAGTAATCAGAAAAGCATTTAACGCTATAAACGCGACAAGTAGTACACTAGTTACATAAAAACGATTTAAAATAAGGGAGTAGTTTTTCGGAGATTGACGCTTTGTTCGTCGATAATGATTTTCCGAAGCTGCTCGGTGCCGAACTGTATCGTCCGCATCCTGCGTACGTTGTAGAGATGGCAGCAGAGCCCGTGGTTGTTCATGATTTCTGAGCTTATTGTAAGCTAGGGAACTTCCAGGCGAAATCCTGGTCGAATAACTCCGTGAATTGCTGGAAAGCCGGACCCCTCCTCTGAGCAGGGAAGGCCAATCAGCAGCCAAGCCAATCAGAAATGGTTGGAAGGTCCAACGACTAACACTGTCAATGCTAACTCTAAGCGATTTTTCGTACCTTAAAGGTGCTTGTTTAGGAGATGGTTGCTTGCGTAAAGTAAGCAGCACTACAGCTTTACTTCAGATTTCTCATTCTGCTAAACAGAAAGAGTATCTTCAATGGAAAGCTGATCGCCTTAACAAAATCTTTAAAAGCACTAATGAAGTTAAGCCGCGAGAGGTTACTCTTTCTGGTAAAACTCATGAAGCTTGTCAATGGTGGTCTCCTTCTTCAGGGATTCTTTTACCCCTGTGGAAGGAACTGTACCCCGAAGGTCGAAAACGTTTTAGTCCTATTTTTTTAAGAGACATAGGACTAGAAGGATTAGCTCTCCTATATATGGACGACGGCAACTTGCACATCCGCAAGCGAGGTCGCAATAAACAAGGTGAGCTTATGGTTAGAGAACGCATTGTAGAGCTAGCGCTTTACGTTCCACACGATGTTGCCGTAATGATCGGTGACTGGATAGAGTGTCTTACAGGAGCATCGTTGATCCCTAGGGTTCCGATGGCTACTAAAACACCAAATAAGTGGAATTTAAGGGCATCAGGAACTGAAGCACGACGCTTTGTCGATTCGCTTAAACCTTTTGCTTGTAAAGCTATGGCCTACAAATTTGACCTTCATTATGATTCTTCCTCCAATAGAGGAAAAGCCAAATGGAGCGAGGCTGACCGGAAGGTTTACCTTCTTGAAGCCGATAAGGTGACACGAGCGCGGAGCACCCAAACAGATAACGCTGTGGGTGATGATATAGTCTTGTCACTACCGCCCTTAAGGTAGTGTGTGAGGATAAAGAGCCTCGCAGCACTCAAGATTGAGTGTAAAACAGCAAAACAACCAGGCCAAACCGTTCAGCTTGACAGGTACAGGTTCTGGGGAAACCCAGGCAGCAAGGAATCACGTGAGCGTACTGCAGAGCAAACCATCGGTACTGCTAGCAGCCGCAACATCGTTAAGGATAAGGTACTCGTAACTCTTCGTGAGTATACAGGTCCTGCAGATCCTAACGATCCTACACAGGCTAGCACTTTCAAGATCGCACGTGAGACACTGATTACCGCTCAGCGTTTGCTGCTCGATACCGGTAACCTTACTGCGTTCCACCAATCCATTGGTAGCCTTACCCTTCTGGATGACTATCGCCGGTGGCGCGATCGGGTGTTCATCAACGAACTCCTGAAAGCTGTTTCTAAGGGCAAGTCTTCAGATACCCAAGGTGGTTACTACTACCCTGGCGATTTGGCTGTTGGTTCTTTGACCTACACCAACTCTGAGCAAGCCAAGTTTGACGTTAAGGATGACCTTCTTCGGGTGGTCAAGTCCCTGCGTAAGCGTAATACCCCCACCTACCAAGATGGGTTCTACCGTTGCGTTTGCGATCCTACCTTCCTGATGCACCTGCGTCAGAACTCTGACTTCCGTGAGGTGGCTCGCTACCCCGGCAACGGTCAGATCAATCCCCTCATGTCAGCTATGCAGCCTAATGCTGCTATCTACATGGGTCAAGGTTTCGGCCAAGCTACTTTCGTGGCTGGCGAACCCATCATGCCTACTGGTTTCGTTTTTGAAGGTGTGCGATTCTTTGAATCCACCAACATGCCTTCCCAAACTGCCTCGGCAACCATCGGCGGCACTGCGTCTACTTACGACAGTGCAATCGGTATGTTCTTCGGTCCTCAGGCTGTTGGTGTTGGCATCGGTGGCAATAATGCCCAAGTGTTGCTCAACAACAACGACGATTTCAGCCGTTTCATCATGATGATTTGGAGCCTGTACGCAGGTTTTGAACTTCTGAACGCTGACTTCGTGTCTGTTGCCTACTCATTCAACGTTTGAGGAGGTAATTAACCATGACTACTAACGCTAACCAGATTCAAGTTTCCAAGATCTATCCTGGGAACTACACCAACGTTCTTCGTTACTGGCACGACGAAAAGTCTTTCCAGTTCCGTAACGCTAACGAGACCGAAACCACCTACAGCAACCAGCCCATTGGCGGTCCTGTCGGCGTGGTGTTCCAACCTGGCTGGATTGCCCAACAAGCTATTGGCTACGTCGATCTGTCGTTCCAAGCTTTGGGTACCAATCAAATCGACTATTACACCCAGGCTTACAGCTCGGGTCTGAATAGTGCTAACGTCGCGTTCACCAACGCCGCTGTAATCATTCCTTCTCCGGATGCTTACAAGGATGTTCGTGCCGACATTACTGACGGTGTTAAAGTACCTTCTGGTGCTTATGTGTATCGTCTATCCGTTCGTGTTGACGGCGGCGACGTGATCAGCAGCGGTGTTGGTGGCGGTACTACTACTCCCACTCTGGGCCTTGGCCCCGCTGTGGGTGTTGGTCTTAATACCACGCCTTCTGCTTCTGGTTTCTTTGTTACCCTTGCTGGTAGCAACAGCCGTATTGCTAACGGCTCCTTCAGCACCAATAACGTGTGGAACAGCTCTACTCTGTATCGGACTGGTACCGAAACTCAGTATAAGCTGTTTGCCGTTACCAACCTTGGTGGTGCCGCAGCTTCCGGTCTGGCTCAAGCCTCCGGTGTGTTCGATCCTCGGGCTGCTAACGG